GTGCAGGATTTCCATTCCGACACATTATGCATATAATTGTTGCAGAATATCAATGAGTTATGACGTTTATTGGGTCAAAAATCGTGCAGAAAAAATTGCGGATTTTGAACACCCTACCTTTTGGGGAACACTCGTGATTCCGTTGGAATTTTCCAATGAAACGTAACTATCATGTTATCAATGTTTTATCTTTATTGTTTTATTTACGATATCATATTGCATACATTGATACCTCAACATGTCAAATTTAATGATTTTACGGTATACGCTTATACATTTGCAAAAATACAAATAAATCTGATAGTATCAAAATTTAATTTTACAATATGGAGTAGGAGAGTGGAAAATTTATAGAAAAAGCCTTGCCTATCCTCTACGGACGAGCAAGGCTCACCTGAAACAAATCTATTAACCTTAAATTAAAAAACTAATAACTAAAGCCATTAACCATATCTAATAATCCAAACAATTTCTTTTTTATTCTTTCTTCCCGCCGTTCTTCAGCCTTCCTCTCGCATATCTGAGAGTCAGCAGAAGCACAGCGCCTATTATTATGACAGCGATGCAGGACGCGATGGGCTTCTCGATGTTCCTCTCCCACCAGCTCAGCTTTCTCTCCACCGGCACAGGCACGTCATTGTTTTTTCTGCCAATGTTCGCCATCGAGTCCACCATCGCCTTGTACGTCTCTAAGCTGTCCTTCATTAGCGTGTTCAGCGAGTTCTCCACGTACCTGTCCCTCCAGTGCCAAGCCTCCGTCTTCTTCACGTTTCCCTCTCCGTCCACGGTCGTAGCCGTCGAGTCTCTGCTCCACGTCTTGTCCGTCTTCGCCCTCTCCACGTATCTCAGCACTATGCGGTCCCAGTGCACAGTGTCCTTCGCCACCTTCGTCACTCTCACGCTGTCCGTTCTTGTCAGCACCACGGGCTTCTTCGCTCCGCAGCCGGCCAGCATACTGACCATCAGGCAGAGCAGCATCCCCCACAGCGCTCCTACAAATTTACTATATAATTCGTCCATCATAACCGTTTCTCCTTAAAAACTTTATCTTCCTTCACTCTTTTTTCATCGCTTCCTCCACAGCCTCGCCGATGTCCTCGTCTTTCTTCTTCATCAGCGCTATAAGGAAGCGCTTTATGGAGAATCTGTTCTTCACGCCGTGCAGCTCACACACATGCCCGACGATAGAGTCCACCTCCCATACACACCCAAAGCCAAGTCCTACCGCCGCCGTCACCACATGATTCGTCCATCCCAACGGCTCGAAGATAGCCAGACCGAGCACCGAACCTAATATAAGGTAGGTGATATAGTCCACCGCCTTGTTGCATGTTCTTCTGCCCGCTCTCGAAAAGCGGAAATGCTCATGTTTATGCAGACTCTCGCTCACGCCGAACCAGAAGTCCGCCACTATCAGCACCACTATCAGCACCAACATCCATCTCAGGTCGAAGAGCGCAGACAGCGCCTCCCCTCCCATTGTCCCCAAAACGACGGCCTTACCCGTACTTGTTGTTATGTTTCCTGCCATTCCCTTGCGTTTATTCTATTGTTATCCAAATCTGTTCCCCTCTCTCGTCCGCAGCCTTCAGAATAGGATAGAGCTTACAGAACGTCGCCGTTGAGTTGAGCACCTTACCCCTCTCCTTGTTCTCGCCGACAAGGATGCAGCCTTCCGTGTCTTTCGCCGTATTGCCGATGTGTATGAGTATGCCTGCATATCCGGGTACATTGCACAATCTCGGGACACGTGCTCCGCAGAAGTCATACTGTCTGCGTAGGCTATACTTAGGGCTTACCGTCTTCATGTCTACGAGGTATCTGCCCGTAGGGATGGCCGTCTCGCCCTTTATCTTTATTCCCTGTATCTGAGCATCCGACATTGAGGACGTAAGCCCACGGTCGGTGTCTTCCAATGTATCGCAGAAATACTCTCCGTCGATATACAGCTTGCCGATGGTGTATCGGTCACGCGGAAATCTCCGCTCCAAATTCAATTTCATACTTTCTTTTATTATTTGTCAGTTATTGTTTCTTATTTGCGCCCATTAAGCAGCGGCTTAGATAGGCTTAGAAAGGCTCAGTGAGGCTCATCGTTCATTGCCAAATCCCTTTTTAAGATTTCATTATTCCTGCCGCCTTCAATGCTTTTATAATAGCGTTTACTTCGTTTATTACGGTTGTCAATGATGCTGAGGAAGACAATTCTGCCTGCGCTGCCATTTTCCTTGTCGGTATATTGTCAAGATTATACTCCTCTTCTTTTGTTCCTTTCAAACCAAACCACCATTGTGGAGAAGTTCCAGCACCTGACGCGAAACGCACCTGCGGCAGTGAATTTGACAAAGATATAACCGCTTTTGTGTCTCCACCACCAAACGCTATCCCCGACGCATATCTCTGCGCATACCAAGATGGAGCATTCATGGCTCCTTTCAATGCCTTTATCCAAACACCTGTCGCATAGTCTTTGCCTATCATATCCCATCCACCTGTGGTTGTACTGGACAGTGCTACATACATACCCAAGTTTGACAAGGTGTGTGTATGCGACGTTGCAGATTTATCTGCTAAAGCATTGTATATTACCTTGTTCTGTACTGGGTTGACCGACGTGTCGCTTAACGATGTATCAACTGTTAAAGAAGGATTGAGCAAAGTCAGGGCGTTACCGTCCCATCTGTACATGTCTCCTCCATTGACATATATTTTTCCAGCAACAGGTCTGACACCATTTATTCCTTGGTTTCCCCAGTTTTCAGCCCCTCCCCATGTTCCATAATAGTTTGATCCCGATTTTGCGACAAAAGTATTCGTTTTCGTATTGAAGTATATTGCCGCATACTTATCTACACCATTCATTAAGACTGTTACACTCACAAATCCCGAAAATTCAAGAACTTGTTTCATTTCACCAGGGATTGCAAAAGCATTAATTTTTTGGTTGTCAGCATCATAGATAAAGTCAAGATGACTTTTATCCCATGATGACATCAAGCCTGCATTCTCACGTGTCGCCACGTCCTTTGTAGCGCAATTACTTATTAAACTTAACAATGTGCTTACGGCACGCTTTATTCCTTTTTCATCTACATATTTCATACTTACACGTTTTATAGGTTTTGAGTAAGTGAGGGTATGCCCAAAAGATGTATTCTGACATACCCCCTGAAACTAACTACTTGAACAATGCTTCAATATCCTCTTTGGACATTGACTCGATTACCACGTAGCCCTTTCCGTCAGAGTCCACCTTCAGCGGCAGCTCACCGTCTGAGGCGACATGACCAGTCTGTACAAGACCGAGAACGGTGTCCGAAGCCTTAGTGGTCTTGTCGAGCTTCTTCGCCATTTCGGTGTTGAATGTGGTGGTGTTTACCTTCTGTCCAAGCGCAGTATTCACAACCTTATTCTGTACTGGATTTGCGGATGATGCGCTAAGAGCGGCATCAACCACATAGGATGACTTGTCCAACTTGTTGGCGAGCGCAGCATTTACCGCTTTGTTCTGAACTGGATTGGTTGAAGTGGCATTGAGCGCAGCATCTATTACGTATGCTGACGCGTTTAGCTTCTTTGCAATCTCTTTGTCCTGTTCCTCATTCTTACCCTGAAGGGCCTGTACGTTGCTATTGAGGTCAGACTGTACGTTACCTACAGATGTCTTCAAATCCTCGATAGCCGAGTTGACAACCTTGTTCTGAACCGGATTGGTCGATGTTGTAGAGAGTGCTGTATCCACGGTAATTGATGTCTGCGCCTCACCCAATTTTTCCCACTTTGATGCGTCGTATGCTGCCGTTGTGTCACCAGTATAAATATACTCCGCATAGACATTCTTTTCAGCTGTGCTTGAAGCAAGCTTCAAGTAAATCTTCGTGGCATCAATGTTTGATGTAGGAAAGTCAGTGACAACCTTGTAGAGTGACAGGTCTATTTTGATGTCACCAGAACCAACGACGCTCTCACCGTTAATTGTCTTCATTGCCGGCATCTGTGCCGCTGTAAGTTTGCCGTCAGTGCCGAGAGTTGCCACGCCATTTGCCTTACCCCTCTCCGATGCGGGTATCTGCTTAACGTTGTCCACGTTAGCCAGGCCCACATCAGCCTTTGCAATCACTGGGTTAGTGGAAATCTTTTTGCCGTTGACGGTATAGCCATCTACAGCTGTCTTCACTGCTGCGGAAGAATTATCCGCATACTCTTTGGTCTTCACAACGAGTCTTGAAAGACCATTCTCGTCTAAATACTTTGCCATAATTCTTAAAAAAATTAATTAATAAAACATTGATATATAGATTGTAAAAAATCTCATTGTAATGCTATATGCTCTCGTTAAAGGCATCATCAATGCCCTTTGGGTCTATTGCTTCTGATTTAACTTCTTCCAACGTCTCAACACGTGGTTTCAGTTCCTTCATTTCCAAATTCAAAGAGTCAACATCTTTACGCACTTCCTTGAAAGCCTTTGTTACAGACGCATTGGCGATGGCGTTGTACGACTCCTCGTTTAATTCCACATCTATTGTCACTTGCGCTGCTCCGCCAAGGCCTATTTCCGACTCTATGAGAGCCGTGACGGTTTCTACTTGCGAACCGACACAATCATCTTTAATCTCCACAACAGAACTATCCTGCTGTGCCACAAGCTGCCATACGTCAATTTTGTCTACAGTGTTCATGCCTCGTTCGCCATCGTTCTCAACTAATGTGAGGGTGTACGCTCCAAGGTAATGCTGCGTAGAGCCGTAGCACGTGCCAGCGATGATACCGCCTGGTTCTGTATGCCAGTCAATATCACAACGATGACCATACGTATTACGCAGCAGAACCTTGACAGTTTTCCCCTCAAAGCTTTCTGCCTCTCCGCCACGTTTGACAGTCCATCGGAAGTTAATGTCATTGCCTATACGTATCTTTTTCATATCTTAATATTTTATATTTTTACACAATATCCATTCCATACTATTTTATAGTTCTTTACCGATGTGTACTCGAACTCGCAAGCCAACACAGCCATGTAGCCCGTTTCTATCCACTGCGACTGTGTGCCGCCACCCTTGATAGTCCCTCCGCCAATAACGTTTACCGTCGTGTCGCTCTTGTTCGCTATTATCACGATTTGTCCTATGTAGGATATTGCTTCTTCCGCCGTTACGCCGAGTGATGCACTTATACTGCCTATATTGTAAAAAGGTAGTACAGGTGAAGGATAATCGTCTCCATATTTCGCCTTCATCGCGCCCGTAAAGCACACGTATGAGCCAGCTGCCGAGAAGTCCATGCTTAAATAGCCATTGCTCTGTGAGCTTTTAAGATATTCGGAAATGTTATCAGGAGTGAGTGTCGTCATCTTCTTCACTATAAAACCCGAAAACAAACCGCTCTTTACCTCCAAGCGTCCCTTCTCGTTCACGGCAGCCGTCTGTTCGCCGTTGTTGTTTCTTATCTCGAATTTATCAGCCGTTGCCTTGATGATGCCGTTCTTGATGTCTAAGCCTGTCGCCACCACTGCATCGTCTATGGTTACGTCATAAGGCGAGAGGCTCCAGCCTTGGTACGTATCGCCTTCTTCCAGCATCGGACGACACAGGTCTATCGCTCCGTTCTTTCTCACGCCTGTCTCTATCAGAAGGCGGTTACATGCTGCCGGAACGCTCACCGCCACCTTGTACAATGCCCAAACGTTCAGTGTCTGACTGTCAGGGAACGGGATGCGTGCCACCTCCGTGCCAGTCACGGAGGTGTTGTATGTCTTTATAGCCACGTAGCTGCCATTGTCGGGCTTTGCCGTCATTCTCATCCATACGCTGAATATGTATTTTGTCTGCGGCTTCACGCGCACGTCCTTGAAGTACAGGCCCGTCCAAGAGTTTGCAGTGGCTCCGATACAGTAGCATTGGGCATAGTTAGTACCACCCACGCCCTCCGTCATTATCGTCACTTTCTTCGTACCGTTGATTGGCGTTATTTCGTCATATTCCCTCAGCGCCGAGCCGACGATGCAATTACGTGCCATGTTCACGGTCTCCTCCGTCACCTTCAGCGAAATCTCACGGGCCGTCTGCTCAATGGTCGAGGCATACTTCGTCAGCTCGCCCTGCATCTTGATGGGGATGCCGTTTACGTCCGTTTCCACTGCTCCTACACGGTTCGTCAGCTCCGTATAGTCCGTCCGCAGTTTCTTGTTGTCCGCCGATATCTGCCCTGTAAACTTCGCCACGTTCACCATAAAGGGTATCTGCTGAGAGTATAGCGTACTTCCGATTGCCATATACGCGATTACGTATCCGCTCGTCACACTCACACCGAGCGTGCTGTCTTTGTTTATCGAAGCTCCCGATATCGTCACGTCTATGCCGTCAGTCCGCTTTGTAAGCGTCGGCTTGCCGCATCCCACATTGCTGTTGCTCGGGAAGAGATTGCTCACCTCCGATGTGATGTTCTTACCGGAACGCATCACTTGTATTGTGGCAGTCTTGCTGACACTTGCCGATACCACGCCGTTCTCGTCTGTGTCGAACACAAGAGGAGCATTACTGACAATAAACTCCACTGCATCCTTGCCGTTAGTGCCGTCGTCACCGCGATCGCCCTTATCCCCCTTATCACCGCGGTCCCCTTTCTCACCATCCTTCAGTTCCACGATGGTTATAAATCCTATTGCAAGTATTGTTGCCATATATTCATGTTTTTCGCATTTTTATGAGCGAGGCATCCTATTTGGACACCTCACAGATAAATGTACCTCTCACTGTCACGTCAGCGTTCGCCACCGTTACATACGGCTTTGTAGAAGCATTCACTGGGCTTGTCGTGCCATTCCAGTTCGTAGCCACACCGTTTGAATTATACTTGGTCCACTTATAGATGTAATTTGACGCATGGTTGCTGTCTGCCTTAACGGCTGACCCGTCCTCCACCATCTTGCCGTCCTTCCAAAGGCGGGCAAAAAGCTCTGTAGACTGCTGGCCGTTAACAATCTTATCGCCGGTCAGCGAATAAACCTCCACGACGTACGGGTCGCTTGCGTCGAAGAACGTGACGATGGCGTTAGCCGTGTCAGCACCATCCTTGACAGTACAGCGGAAAGTCTGGAAGTTAAGTACGTCGTTGGCGGTTACTTGCAAGGTGCTCACGCCGTTAGATATGGTTGCGTTGCCAGCAGTCACCGCACTCCAAGTGCCAGCACTGACATTCAGAACCTCCCATGTCATGCTTGTAAGCGTAGTGTCCTGAACATTGCCACGGAAGAACTTGGCTATGGCACGCAGTGTCTTGCCGCTATTCGACGAGTCAAAGGTATTGCCGTCTGGAGTCTCTATCTGTACGGTCCGTAACGCGCCGCCCGATTTCGCAAGAGATATTGTCTTGTAGCCGATACACTTTGTTGTGGCTTTTGTTTCAGGGTCCGTATACGTACATGACCACTCGATGTTCTTCACGCTACCGTTGCTGGGGATGTTACTCGCGATGTTGAGCTGGAATGGCTTTCCGCTCACCGGGGTGGCAGCTGCTCCGTCCACTTTCCACGCCCACGCGGTACATGCCGCTGTCGGTGCCTGATCGGTGGAACTACCGGTCACATACACACGAGCCGTGATAACGTTAGGGGCACTCGACGAATAGTTCGGAGTGTATATACCAGTATCAGGCGTGAATATCTGGGTCTCGCCCTTTGATGTTTGTGTGAAACACTGGACGGCTTTGCCGTCGTTAAGGTCAACAATGGTTATCTGACCGTTAGCTAATACTTTTGCCATAAAATCTCTTTTTTGGTTGTTGTTTTTGTTTATTATAATAGTTACCTTGTTATATCAAAACCTCGCACTCGAACTGCGCCTGACGCGCAATGTCATCGCGGCTCAAATTGCAGATTCTCCCTATACCGTCATGTAGGGCGTTCCATCTGACGTCATCATCCATGTCCGCAGACAACCTGCGCCATGACCATGAGCCGTCACTCACCGTATCACTTATGTCCACGCCGTTGCGCAGCAGCGTAGCTGTCAGTACCGTCTTCCACGTACCGCTCAGCATCACCGTTCCCGCACTGCTCGTTACCACTACCTGATACGCCATGCCGTCATCACCGCGGTCGCCCTTATCGCCGTCCGAGAGAACAGGCAGGACGTGCGAGATGACGGTGTTGTCCGCCTTGACCGTTGCCCGTACCGTCACCGAAGCGAGGAGGTAGAAGCTCACGCCGATGTCAGACAGACGGTTTATCGCCACGCCGCTCTTGCTTTCGCCCGCAGTGGTCGTATAGTCCGCCTTAAGCGCATAGCCGTCCTTCATGTCCTCAGTCACGTTGCCCGTGCGCTTGCGAAGCGTGAAGGTAATGTCGTTCGGTATCGCCGTCTGAGAGTTCGGCTTGCGGATGATATATTCTGACGACGGTATAAGCTCGTACGTCACCGTCACAGGGTCGATGATATTGTCAGGGTCGTCATCGGTGAAGAACTTGAAGTTCTTGGCATTCTTGAGCACAAGGAGAGGGGAATCTAATGAGGTCAGCGTTTTCCATTGGTACGGATTCACCGTGTCTCCCGTCTTGTAAGGCGCACCCATCGCATGATACATCGCAATGGCAGGAGCGTTTCCGTTGTCACTGCCGTCCTCCGTAGATGTCGTCAGCTTGATGAGGTTGCCGAAGCGGTTCCACTGTATCTGGTCGCCAGCCTGCACTATCACGTCGTAGGGCTGCGGCACGTCAGGCTCTCCTCCGTCCGCGGATGGCTCGTAGCCGAAGAACATGCGGTTTGCTATGACGTTGTTGCCGTCGTCAGTAGTCTTGCCCTCCTGCTCCTCGAACACCGCCGCTAAGCTCTGCTTCTCGCCCGTTGTGGTCACCTGTATCATCACGTCGCCGAACACTAACGCCTTGCCGTCAGCGCCAATCACCTTTTGCGAGGTTACCGGCACGCAAGCCTCGCTGCCCATGAACGTCCTCTGGTTTGACAGTATCACGTAGTCATACAGATTGCCGTCCTCTAACGTCTCCTGACCCGTGCCCACCACAAGACGCCAGTAATATCTGTTAGCAAGATTTTCTGATTCTCCAGCCTTCACGTTAAAGGTCTGACACAGCGCCATCATGCCCACATGCCACCAGTTAGCCGTCCGTGTTGTGCCGTCATCAGCAGCAGCATAGCATTTGTAGCCGACAGTCACTCCTGCATCATCCAGCACGTGAGCCACCTTCATTATCGTGCTGCCAGCGTTTGAGAAGAGTGTAGTGCCGCCCGAATAGCTCACCTTTCTTATCTCAGCGCTTGCTGCGAAGAACTTCGTGCGTGTCGTCAGGTAGTCAATGTAGAGGTGGCTCTTGCCGTCCTTGCCCATATAGAGGTCAAAGCCCTTGCCGCCCACGATGGTTCGGTCCTCGTCAGTAGCCTCAGCGTTGCGCACGCTCTCCACCACACAGCTGCTCAGCGTGGCAGCCCCTTCGCCCGTCACGCCATATCCGTCCCCAGTCCTTCCAACGGTAAGACCGCGAAGGAAGCGGATAACACCATTAGCTTCATCGTCTTTATCTTTACGCAAATAATGCTTGAGCTCTGGGGCATCCGGACTGACATCCTGCGCCCTCTCTGCCAGTCTTGCCAGTTCTGCGGTTTTTGCCGTATCTGCGGTTTTTGCATGATCAGCCTCAGCGGCTCTGCCAGTTGGAGCTGCCGCTGAAACGGAAGCAAACGAGGATCCTCCAGACGATATCTTGGCGCCTTTGGGCTTTGAGAATATTTTGATATCTATCATATCTCGCGTAATGCTAAATTTACCGTGTCGTATTTCAGATTGTATCCAAAACCGGTAATCCAGAACTCTTTATTCATAGCCGGATGCCTGTAATGGTCGAACAAGGAAACGTCACACTCTTCGTCTTTGATGTTTTGTTTTAAAGTCACTCTCGGAACATGGCAGTCGTCGTAATGTGCGTTTATATACAACTGCTCGGGCTTCGCCTCTTCTCCTGTATTGTAATCACGGATCTTTAACAATCCATTGCCGGAGGAAGCAAGAAGAGGAGTAGAAAGATATATGCCGCTTGACACTCCCAACAGCTGTCTTTCTTCAGAAGTCAGGTCGCTTGTCAATTTGAATTCGAGATCGTCCTTGACGTTGCTAAACCCTTCGGCAGTGTCACTCATGTAGATAATATCGTTATCGTCATTGTTGCTTTCATAACCTCCGCTGTCACTATAAAGCTTTACTTCGAAATTCTTGAGTATAATGTTATCTGTGTGAGCAAGAAGAGAAACGTCCTTCTCCTTCCATTTCTCACGTTTGAACCATGTTTTGTGACGGCGGGTAACATCGTTCCACACTTCATTAACCGGACCTAATATTTCAAACTTTACAGCACCGCTCAGCTTGTCAGAACTTTTGATGGGTATAGCCGTACCTTCGGCATCTATGTTCATCCGATAACTGATGTTGTTCTGTATATCGTATTCCTGTCCTATGATGTAGTCGCCGATTTTGGGGTTGAATCCGATGGTGAAAGACTGGGAGTAATACTCGTCATCATTCGCGCATTCTTCACGCTTTTTATACGGTCTCCATGCGTAGTCTGTTATTTTCCCTTCTCCGGTTCCCGGTACGTCCTCAGGAAAGAATGTTTCTCCGATTTGCTTTTCAACGACACACTTGTCGCCGATGACAAGCATACAGGCAAGAATGGCCACTTTGGAGATTTTGTCCGACGAGTCCTTGATGGTACAATAGTTGAACTTATAGTTCTGAGGTCCTTCGTTGGTAAAAGGCACCAGACCGGAAGCGTAGCTTTCGTTCCACTGAGGTTCATCATTCGGTCTTTCTGTCTTCCAGTACTTGCGGGTGTAGTATCTGCCATCCTTGTTAGTACGTGAAGGTACGGTCTTATGCCACCATGCGGAGAATTCATTATTCCATTCTTCCTTATCATGCAGCAGTTTGTATTCGCCCGTAACCTTCATGACAGGAGCCAGGACGATGTTTCCGGAGATAACGATGTAATTCGTTACGGACTCATCCGCTGACGAAAAGACCCCGCCCGCCTTATTGCCAGTGTAGACCGCGCATGGAATCCATGACTTTATAACATCTTCATTCGGATAGGTTGCGTCTTTGTCGTCACTGAGGTTACCATGTATTGAAATAGTCATACAGCTGCTCATATCCACCTTCGAAGTAGGAGAGTTGTCATTCGTCTTTGCCTTTGTCACTATCTTTCCCATCTTGATGATTGCAGAGCCAGGGTACATGCCGAGATGGTCGGGTAGGGCATTCTGTCTCTTGTTTTCTCCGGAATATGGAGAAAACACACCGCCGTCTGTAGTGGAGACCACCTGAGGTCGGAATGTCCACTGAGGATGCTTCATCACCCACACGTACCAGTCTGTTATGCTTGCCGCATCGTAGTCCGTTGTCCCTTCGTGTATCATTTCGTAGAAGGCGGCGAACGCCTTCATTCCTTCACCGTCGGATGAATATTCCGTAAGATACAGCTGCTTCCCGGAGAAAGGCGAAGACAGACTGCTTTCATCGAGAGGGGATTCTATGATGGAATCCATTGTTTTGGTATCGCATTTAAGAACCAGCTTATTGAAGGATTCGTCAATTTCAATCTCGGTCTTATCGTCATCAACGATGTCCAAAGTAATGTCTGTAACGTTACGCGTCGTTGATTCCTTCGTCTCTCTCGGACTCCGGATGTCCCTCCATTCTATTCCGTCATTTCCCTTCGCAGTCTCCCACGCGTAAATCCGGAACGTAGTGCCTTCTTGCATGATATGCAGGTCAAGATATCTCATTATCTCTTCCACAACAGAGTCTTCCGTCCAGATGTCGTCTTCACTGTCACCGAGAAAGAGGAGTTCTGACACCATTATCTCCGAAAAGACATTCCATCTGTTGCCTTTATCATTGTATTTGCTTCCGTCGTACAGCAGGGAATATCCGTCCCCGCTGATATCCAGTGTGGCAGCTGTCTTGCCTATGGTATCGTTCAGAACGTCAAACATCGATCGCATTCCTGCCTTTCCTATTGCTGTGTCGTATGTATCACCGCCCTGTCCTATATTGAGATAGTTTGAGTATTGCAAGGCTGATATGGCGTCTATACAGTGGAGGTCCACGTCGTCCCATACTTCGCAAAATCCTTGCGAAAATGCCAAAGGCTCGATGAATCCCGCGAACACCATCCTCCCGTTACGGCGTATATTGACGACAGCGTCACGGCAAGTTGTATTGTAGAAGTCGCTGATGAAAGATGAACACGATATATGTATAGTCGCACTATGACGTAACAGATGATCGAAGGTGTCGTTCATCTCGTTGTTTATCTCCACCGGGTCGTCCTGCCAGAGAATGCCGTCTTCTTCCACGCCAATCTCCCTGACGATGGAACGGTCTCCTCTGGTGAGTATTTCCACCTTTATAATATTGCCTGACGTACTGGCAAATTCTCCGTGTATATACATATTGTAATGTTTAGCGTGATTATACAAGTCTGGACCTTCGTCCAGATTTAGAGGCTATCTTGCGGACATTTTCGGCTGTATGTACTATATCAGTGCCGCGCGTCCTGCCTTCCAGCGTTACTTTAATATCAAGAATGTTGGGCGCAAGTTCTGCCATACGGGGAATGTCCACCCTCTGCTGTGTAGGTACCGTAAACGTAGGCGGTACAAAATGCGGGGTGTTGACAATCTGGAACAGGCGGGCCTGCTGCCACTTGTTGAGAATCATTTCCCCGGAATTGACTCGTGCGAACTTTCTGTCACCGGAAGTTGAAGAGCCGCCGATGACACCACCGGTAGCGAAACCGGAAACGGCTGCAAGCGCCGCTACAACAGCTGCCACACCTGCAGCAATAGCGATAAGGTTTGCCGGGAATGGCAGTTTCGCGCCGCTGGCAGTGGCGTTGGCTATAGCTTCTCCGCTCTTTGCAGCAGTATTGGCGGTCGATGCCGCGGCCTCTCCAGCCGTTGCCGCAGCATCCGTTGTCGATGCAGCGGTATGTGCCGTTGTTGCAGCAGTAAGCATCTGATACAGCTTCACAATTCCCTGTACGCCTTCCGCCGTTGAGATAAATCCGTTTATCAGACCGGTTATTTTCTGCCATGCGTTTCCGTCACCCTCCAAGGCATCACTTATGCCCTGAATGCCGTTGCCTACGCCCTGGATGCCTCCCCAACCGCTTTTGATATCGCCAAACACCTTGTCAAATCCTTTCTTGTCTACATCGACATCCAGCTTCAGGGGCTTAAGACTGCCGTTCAATCCGGATATCTGTTCGTTCAGCGCATCAATCTGACGCTGGGCTTCACCTTTATCTATAAGACCTATCTCAAGATCCGTCTGTATACGGTTGGCCTTATTTTGGGCAGACTCGTAAACCTTACGTATGTATTCCGGTTCTCTGCTTCGATAGTCGGTTTCGTTGAAATACGAGTCCCCAACCTTTTTTTCTTCCACGTCTTTCGGCTGATCCTGTTTCTCTATTCCGATACGGAGTTTCTTCTCCTTCAGCAGGGCGTCTATCCTGTCGTATTCTTCCTGGAGTGACTTTGCAGCAGCCTCATCGGTAGAAGCAGAGATTTTCTTGCGTATTTCGGAAAGCTTGTTGTCGTACCAGTCAATCGAACCTTCTGCGGGTGGAGGAGTGACATTCCCGTTTTTTGCGCCTACAGTTCCGTTCTTGGGGTTGATGGAAGAAGTTCCTGTCTGCGGAGGAGCCGCACTGTATCCGGCAGTCTGTTTGTACGAGATGGCGTTGTTTGCTCTTACTAAGCGCTCTAGCTCGTTTTTCTTCGTCTGCTTTTTGTTACGGATTGACTTGACTGTAGCGGTAGCTTTGTCAAGATCACTGAGATTTTTATCATCTTCCACATACGCATATTGTGGAAGTATTATGCCGTTACCAGCGTATATCTGACCGACTTCTACCTTTTTTTCCTTTTTTTTCGCGCTGTACTTTCTCTTCTTTCCATTACCATCATACAGCACGCCCTTTTCTTCCTCGTCAAGATCTGCAATTTCATTGGCGAGTTTGCGTATCTTGACTTCGTTAATCATTTGGTTACAATAAGCCTTACTGTTGGCTGTAAGAGCTGTGTACCATTGTGCGACAGTAGAATAATACCCCAAAGTCTCGCCGTAGGTGTTGTTCATGGAGGTTACGATTTTTCTTTCGGCTTCCTTGCCGCCCTTAAATTCTTTCAGTTTGGCTATATCCGTATTGATGGCGGATACAATCTCCGTTCTTTGCTGTATCTCCTGCTGACGCAACGCCTTTGCCTTTTCTTCCTCAGCTGACAAGCCACCTACACTGTCTGCCGCCTTGTCTGAAGATGTCGCAAGATAAGATATGGCTTCCGTCAGTGCCCAGATGGCAATACCTACGCCGGTGGATATAAGTAGAGACTTGATAGCCACTTTCAGCGTAGTGGCTCCGACAGCTGCACCCGTAAACGCAGCTTGCAGCACTCTTGTTACGGCTGCTGTGCCTATCATTGTGGATCTTGATACAATCAAGGCTGCATTAGTGGCAAGTACACGTATCTTTGCCAATACATTGACACCACAAAATGTCATTATCGCCTGATTTAAAGTGAGCAACGATACAATCGAACTGCCGACCTGCGAGGTGATATCGAGATACGGCATGATGCCTCCTAAAGCTGATGATATGACATCCGTAACTTCCGCAAACTTGTTTTTGAGAATTTGCAAGTTTGCAGAACCGCTCTTGCCTACAGCGTTAAACGACTCGTCCATCGTGCCGGCGCTGTCCTTCATAAGACCGGCGTTTTCCTTGAATTTGGATGCGAGCTGTCCTGTAAGCGGCCCTAACGCCCTCAGACTCTCGGCACTTCCAAACAGCTTTCCGTAAATCTCTTGCTCAAGCATGCCGCTGCTCTGCGCAAAGGATTTGACGTTCTTGTCGAGGTCGGTAAGAAAATTGCTGAAACCTCCTGCCGCCTTGATAGCTGCCGCATCAAACTCAATACCCATCTGCTGCGCCATCTTGCATGCTTCGCTTGACGGTTTTACCAAAGCGGTAAAAATCGCAGCCATCTGCGTCGCCACCTCGTTCGTATTTCCACTTACACCAGTGAGCGTGGCGAAGCTTGCCAAAAGCTCGTCTATACTTACACCCAACGTAGCAGCGTTGCCGGTCACTCGTGGCAGAGCTCCGGCAAGCTGTTCGAATGATGTTACGCCGTTTTTTGCCGTGAGCTGTATTTTATCCTGAATATCTCCGGCTGCATCCCATTCGAGTCCGTAGTTCTTGATTACCGTTGACGTAACCTTCACTACCTCTCCAAGATCAGCCATACCGCCAACCGAAGATCTGGCTGACGTGTTGAGGAATGACAGCCAATTGTCCTCAGGGACGCTATTGCTTATGACTTGATACAGACCATTCGCAAGTTTGTCACGCGCTACAGGTACTGTTTTTGCCAAGTCGGCCACCTGTTCCTTGAGATTGGAAAAATCGTCGCCGCTTTTTCCTGCCATTGTATTAGCTTCATTCATGGCAGCGCCGAAACTACGGCTCTCTTCCGTAACACTGTTAAGCGTTGAAGCAAGCTGCTGCACTGCGCCATTGATGTTTTGAAACTTCATAACCTGTTGGTTGAAGTTCACAAAAACGGCGTTGGCTTTCTGTATGTCCGATTTGGCGGCGTTGACGACACCGCGCAAGTTTTCCACAGTCGATGTAGCTGCAACCAACTGTTCTTTGCCGTCAATGTTCAGTTTAATGTTAAACTTTATTTCTTTTGCCATATTTTTAATGTACAAGAAACTAAGTAACCGATATTTTTTCTATCTTTGCGATAGAAATCAAACGGTACAACACAATGAAAACGAATGAAGTAACAAAACATCCAAAGGAAATCAAAGCCGAAATCAGTTTTGAAATTATCGGTGAGGATGAACCAACGAAATACGACAAAAGACGTGAACGCTGGTCAACAATTGCCGCATGGGCGTTATTGTCCCTCATTGCCTCCATCATCTATGCCATGGTCGTAGGATTGGAAATATCATCGTTACTATTCTGTAGCATCAGTTTCGCCGTATTCTTCTTCGCTTGGATGAAATCCACGGATATAGACCCAAACGAAGGCTACTTTGACTATCCAGATGGCTGTTACTGATTCCTTCCCGTCTTCTCCAACACTTTCTCAAAACGCTTTAACGCATCTTCCTTAGATACAGCCGGGGATACTTTCGTGTACTCCGGCTTTTTCTTCTCCCATGGAAAGGGTAGAAGTCCGTGGGGTGTTAGTCCTTTCTTCGCGTACGGCTGTATGGTGATTGTCGCAAGCATACGCATACGCTCCCAACCGTCTTGATACTGCGCCGTCCGCTCCTCGCTGTACGCCTTGTATATATGACTGAACTCCTCAGGTGTAAGGATGCAGAAATCGCTGTAGGGCAAGCCGATGTCTCCAACGGCTATACCCAACAGTTCAAGGATGCCTAACTTTTTTTTTCAGCGCCAGCATCTTCCTGGTCTTCTGTGTTGCCGTTTATGGATTCCGTCCATTCCGTGATGTCCTCCGGAGTCAGACTGTCCGCAAATTCCATAAGCGACATGTCGAACTCCTTGCCTTCTCTCTTGCATGCCGATTTTACGCAGCAGAACAGATATGTGCACATGTCGGAAAGACTTCCGTCAATTTCTGTGGCCTCCTTCCCTGTTTCTTCCTTGAAGCGCAGCATTGCGCCCATGGTCTGACGGCAAGGGTATTCCTCGCCGTTGACCTTTATTGTAAGCTTTGCCATATCTGTTATACGTTTTCTGTCGTTGTTGCCTTGCCCGGATAAATCTCGGGTTCTCCGTCGTTCTCAAGAGATCCGCTGTAGGTAGAGTCATCCTGCGCCGGAGCCTGCTGTTCCAGAGACGCGATGACAAAGTTGCCCTTGACGTAAGGAGTAGTGTCTTTCTCTCGCTTGAACGCCTCCACCTCCACACTGGCTCCCTTACCCCAAAGCGGAGCAATCTCCTCGTAACCGTTCTCTGTCTCGCCGTAGAAGACAAGCCCTTCAAAGCTGATGGACATACTAAGGCCGGTGACACCCTTGCCCTTCCACATTCCCTTCGACTTCTTCTCGCTTGCCGCCGGCTTGACGGCGCGGTCTTTGGTCTCGGTGTTGAAGGTCAGCGTATGCGAGGTACAATGACCGACGGCTTTGCCGCCTACCTTCAGCAGCAGGTCGCTGCCGTTTACATAATCGTTTACTTCTGCCATATTGTTATGTGTTAAATTTGTTTATACTCTGACATCAAAAACAAGAACCTGGACGAAAGCGTCCCCTTCGTACGTCTCACTGCTGTCAACAAGTGTACAGCTGCGGAGACTAAGACCATCGGACGACATCGTCTTGTGATCGAGAGCGACTCGCACAGCCTCAGCAAGGTCAACGCTTTCGGAATAACCAGATGCGTAGCACGCCACTTCCATCTCCACGCTTTCCGCTCTGCGCGGGTCTGTCTTTGCCGTTCTGCCGTCAAGCCTCAGACGTCTGTATGTCACGTAGGGCAATATCAGATTCTCGGTAGGAGAAAATACAGGAATGATATTACATGTGATTTCCTTCACCTTTTCATTGTCCAGCAGGACATCACGAATGACGATGCCTGCACTGAGCGAACTCCTTTCCTTTTCCATTTTCCTTGTTCTCTTAATCCAACAGGCCGCGTTTGCGGGCTGCCTTGTCAATGTTCTTTCTGAAATCGTCGAAGATGCGGTTCTCCACGCCGTCAGCCGTCTCGCGCTCGGTCTTCTCAAGGAAGTGGTAACCGCGCATATAGCCGGTGGAATGACCGCTGCGCTTGTAGTTGCGCACCTTGGCTCCGCTCCATCGGCTGCTGCTGAAGAACGATTTCTTCCTGCGGCCTACGTTACGGCTCCTCGTGCCGTCTTCCGCCCACATGAGCACCGGCTTGAGATATCCCTGACGGTTCTGATGGACGCCTCTGATTCTTCCGTGCGGCTTCACGCTCACCATGAATCCCGTTCCGTAGCGTTCCGGATAGGTACGGACGTAAATGCCGCGCGACACCTTCTGACGGGTTCCGGCTCCGAGAGGTCTGCCTCCCTTGCCGCCCGGAGACGACGAAAGATTGGCTACGGCTGCTCTCTTTACCCGGTTTCCCTCACGTCTCATAGCACCCTTCATCGCCTTGCGCTGCTCTTTCAGATCAAGCGCCTCGAAGACTTCCTTGAACGGATTCTTTATGTCTGTGACTCTGTTGTTTGCCATGATTCATTTTAATATATTTATTCGTTTACTCTCTCACAGACCAAGGTATTGAAACCTCTGTCAATGTTCGGAATGACGGAGACGACGGTGTAAAGATGCCCGCCCATGTGTTCCACACGCCAGCCTTCTTCAATATGATGGGCGTCCCGCACGTTCCACTCTGTCCGATAGTCGGCAAAGGCTTCGCCTACCTCGTCAGACCGCGAGCCGGTCAGTTTCCGGCGTTCCGCCCAGACCGTAGCGCAGCGCTCCCATACCGTCGATTTCTCGCCGAAGCGGTTTGCCGTCACTACAGGGCGTCTCACTATGAGCTTATATTTGAGTCTGCCTGCCTTCATTCCTCGTCTCCTTCCTTATAACGGCGTATCCTGACAAACGGTTTCACCAGTGCCGACACGCCGAAGGGAACTTCGTGCTGCTGCACGCCTTGCGTTCCTTCCGCGTTGTCGTACCACGAGCCGGCCATCAGCATAACCGCCTGCACGATGGACGGAGGAAGGGCTCCGTCGCCCATTTCCATAAGCTCGTCGACGGTCCGGTTCGTTGCCAGAACCACCTGTTCTTCGGCTGCATCGAGATAGAGCTGCAGCTTCTCGTCGTCGGTGTCGAAATCATCGGCGCGGACATGCTTCTTGAGCAGACTTAACGGTATTGTTGCCATGACAGCCTTTTGTCTTTACCTGGTTAACCTGCGTGCTTGCTGAGCTGCGCGAACGCCTCCTGACGCAGTACGGTCAGAGCGTAGTCGAGGTTTATCACGAAGTCGATGGAGTTCTTGCGGGCGAGAGTGTAAGGATCCACGATGATTGTCATTTCGCCGAAGATACCCTGCGGGGCATACTTGAACGAACCGAACTGAACATCCCCCTCTGCCACGTAAGGAGAACAGAAGACGGGCACGCCTGCAATCTTGCCGTTGTCATCCACGATAGCCTGGTTCGAACCTTCCCACTTCGGAGAACCCTCAAGCAGAGCCTTCTCCGTCTCGGTCATGACGTAGCACAGACCCTCGGGCATGATGCCGGAACCGAGGACGAGACCCTTGAGATTGAGAAGCTCCTTGTATGTCGGAACCTCGCCTGTATATTCCATCTTGTTTGCTGCCTTGAGATTGACGAACGGACCCACAAGATTGGTGGCGTTCGATACCTTTGTCTTCGAAAACATGATCTTGTTCATGAGCGCTGCGACGGCAACAGGCATATACTGTGTGGCTACGGTCTGAAGAAGATCAGCAGTCTCATTGAGAGCCTCGCGTGTGATAGGAACCGCCACGCCGATACGCTCCGGTTTCGCGATGAGCTTACTGATGGGAATCTTGGTGTCGCCAAGCTTGGCACCCTCGTCATTGATGGTTGCCTCGAATGCCTCCACTACTGGCCACTGATAGTTACCCTTAAGACCGGTAAGCAAAGGAGAACCGATGGCTGACAGAATAAGATTGCCGTAAAGAGGCTCCACGATGTCGCCCATGGTTACAGGGCCGGGATTTGTCGATGCGTCCGGATTGAGGTAGCCGGAAGTGTTGCCGCCGAAGTCGCTTGCGACAGCACGGCTGATCTTCAGCTCGAAGCGCTTGTTCTGGGAAATACACTCTCTCATCTGACGGTTCGCTTCCTCTGCGTCCTCACGCTTCATGACCACGATGCTCTCGGTGTTGGCCTTGATCTTCATCTCAAGGATGTCCATTTCTCGATAGAGAGCCTTCTTTTCTCCCTTCTCCGCTTCGGTGAGCTCACTGCGGGCCTTGTCTTTCTCAAGACCTTCAGCCATCTCCTTGAGACGAGCCTTGATGGCGTCAATACGCTCGTAGGCTTCGCGGAAGTTGAATTTTACCTTACTCATAAAAACAAAACTTTAAATTAAAATTAAACAAAATGATTCCATTTACGGGTACGCTCAGTCGATCCTGCGGTCTATTACCTCTCGGAGCTCCTTCAGTTCCCGACTCTTCTTCTCCACATCCACCGGATGTACATCCTCAAGCGACACCCCTGTCCTTTCCACTTCGCGACGTGTGACGTCGGTCTGTTCGAAGGCAGGATTGGGAGTTATGGTGAAGTCGTACACGTTGTCAATTCGCTTCACGTGACGGATAAGGATGTCATCGCCGTCGCTGTCCTTCTCTTTCGTGCGTTCATAGCTTACCGCATTCTCTGAGTCAGCCTCATCGGTTGAATAGATGAAGGAACATCCGTCGATGTCACCGCGCTGCACCAGCTCCAGAGCCTTGTCGCCGTCAGCCGTACGGGGCATTTCAGCCCAGAACTTCACGCCAACCTCGTCAACCTCGTAGTTCAGCGTGCCGCTGCCGTTCTTGCTTCTTCCGAGGATGATCTTCTGGTCATGGAACATGGTGAGACGTATGTCCTGCTTGTTCAGCGTGTCCATGGTGATGCAGCCCGGCTCGAGCACTTCATAATAGCTTCTCCACCATTCGCAGAGCAGCTTCGACCGTACGCCGAACTTCAGGGCGTAACCCTCGATCGTGCGGCTTTCCTTTCCTTCCTCCGTCGCTTCACGCAGATGGAGTCCGGACATTACTGATATTGTTCTTTCCTTTATCATACTTTTATCGCATTGATTGTTCTCCTCCTGACACAGCATTATCCTGATAACCCAGAGGCTTGATATTCGCCGACACGTACACGGTGTCGCCACCTTCCACCTCAGGCTGGTTCTCGATGCGTCGCCAGTCGTTGATGGTGTAGATGCCGCTTTCGATGGTCTTCTTCTGGTAGTCGGCGAGCGCCTGAAGGTCCATTGCGTATATTCCGCGGCGGTCGAACACGAATTTCTCCTGACAGCAGTTCGCTCTTGAGATAAGCTTGCGCTCCAGCTCGCTTTCTATACGTCGGAGTATCGGATTAAGGGTATTGCTCAGAAACGCCACGTTTGACATTTCTGCGCTTTTGTAGTTATTGCTTGTGTCGTCAAACACGAACGACGGATGAACACCGAAGAAGCGGCATATCTCTCGCACCGTGAATTTTCTCGTCTCAAGGAACTGCATGTCGGTGGACGAGAGCGAAATCTGCTTGAACTCGACGTTGCCGGGGACGGAGACTATTCTCTCGCCCGACTGGAACCTCACGTCCATCGACTCTGCAGCGTTGTCAAGCTGGTCGTCCTGAACATTGCCGAATCCTGTCACGGTATTATCATTCGATACGATACCGTGCACGTTTCCTCCGTTCTGAAAACGGTATCCGGTCTCCCTTTCGCCGGATGCTGCTATCTGCATCGTACGCGCGGCATACGAGAGTACGCTTTCTCCCCTGCGTCCGTCGCTGGTATGGAGATAAAGATGTATGATGTCTTCCTCGTCGAAGGTTCCGTACACGCCGTTGTAGCTGTCAGTGATATGGTATTTGCCGTTAATGGCGTCATGCGACACCGTATGCGGAGAACAGAGCACAAGGTCCGTTATCTCTCCCATTATCCGACGTGGATATATATAGGCATTGCCGAGGACAAGCATCATCTGCACAGCCATCGACCAGAACGCCACGGCTGACATCTCCGGCTGCGGTTGCACTGTAAGAAGATAATGGAGATTGCTCTGCGTGTATTCAGTGTAGCGTCCGTTCTTGCGCCGCATGTACTGAAGACGCAGACTTGCGACGGAATCACCGAGAAGCTTCACGCAGCGATAGACAGTAGCAACCGCCATTGCCGAACCGTCACCATAAGGAGAAAAAAGGATATTTCCGTCACCGGAGGTAGCGAGTCTTCTGCGGCTGCTGGAAGACAGGCTTTCAGAGTCGCGCTTGAAAAGTTTCCTGATATTTTGCCACCACTTGTGACTCATGTCTTAAAAAAGAAAAAGCCGGCTCACCGTCCCAGAGGAGGAAGAAAGAATTTCTGTTCAGGTTCGCCGGAGTTGTAAAGTATATCGTTATGACCTAAAAAAGAAGTCGTTTTGTCTGACGCAAATTTAGCGAAATTCCGCATTACTCCAAAGCCATAACAATGATATTTTAAAGCCTTGTCAAAATAACATTGTTATCACATTGTTATCCGCAAAATCAGGGGCTTCAGAAACGAAAAAGCCTCCAATGTTCGATACACCGGAGGCTGTTGTGTGAAAAAACAAAATACAAATCACAATGCCTTGCTCATTGAGCTTAGCTTGTCTGAAATGTCATTGAGAGCAAAACGCAGGGTCTCAAGTTCCTCGTCGGAGAACTTGGCAGGCTTCCCGTTGACCGTGTTGCCGTTGAGTTTGTGTGCAAGCCATGAGCGCGACTTCTTGAAGTATGTCTTCGCTATGTACGCCATCGAAACCATGTCCGTAATCTCGCCGAGACGTTCTGCCATACGCAGTTCTTCCGCTTCCTTGGATGTCGTCTCGATGAGCGATTCAAGAGCTTCAGTAAACTCTTTCTCGTTCTCATCCCTTAGAGACTGCATTTCTGCCGCTACAGCAGCACGCTCTTCCTCTGTTGTCGCCTTGCGGTTCCGCTCGGCAAGTTCTTTGATTCTGTCTTTTATCTCTGTCATAATAATATATCTTTTAGGTCTTTTAAAGAGACTCCTCCTTCCTTGTGACGGAGGAGTCTCTTTTTTCAGCCGTTCTTGATGTCGTTTTCCAGTTCGTCGATTTCTTTTTGTGCTATCTTTTTGTAAGTACTGGGGAACTTGTTCCAATACTCAAGATAGAAAATCAAATCTTTTTCCTTTTCTTTAAGTTCCTTTGATTTCTTCTTTTTTACCATGCTATTGTATTTGTTTTTTCACAATACAAAGGTAATAAACTTTTGTTGATTATGCAAGGAAATGAGCAAATATTTTTCAACAAATGTTTATTCTATTGTTCCACTTTGACTCCGAAGGGTGCGCCGTCGGCGAATTGGATGTCGTCGAAGGCAGCCTCGAAGTTTTCGCCTTCGTAGCCGCAGAAGTCGCAGCCTTCGTCGTTGAGCGATAAAAAAGACATGTAATCCTTGCTGTTCTTGCTGCTCATGATGCCGAAGGGTCGGTGCTTTTGCATTTCCTTCCAGCATTCCTCGACGTTGCGGAAGGGACGGTAGGAGGATTCGGGTTTGATGCGATATACGTTATTGTACCAGTTCCATACCGGGTATTCGATGTCAATCCACTCATCTGCAGATTCATCAAAAAGCTCTATCTTCTTGCCGTCTACGTATGCTTGCATGACAGCGATGCGCTCTTTGGTTCTTTTTTTTGTCATAATTGTTTTTATTTTTATTGAGTCATACTTGCGACATTTTGTAACCCTTCCTCTAATTGGCCTAACGACAGACCGTAATCACTGATACGGGCTTTAAGATTAACGATTTTACACTCACATTGTCTGATTCTTTCCCGTAAGACAAAATCGGAGTTGTATTCGCCGACCCAATAAAGTCCACACTCCAACATGTTGGGGACGTAGAGCTTATCAGCCTCTTGAGTACAGGCATTTAAGGCAAGAATATATTTTTTATTGTGCGGATGTATCATAAGATACTCCCAAGTCTGAAACTCTCCGTTGTGGATCCTTGTTATCGTGCAGCCGGGAGTCAGTTGCGACAGATCTTTTAATTGCTTCATGTATATTCGTGATCTACTTGTTAATGGGTGGGATTACCAACTCCCAATCTTCGGCGAAGATGTCTTCTGGGGTGGGGTGCCATGAGTCGGCACTGCGGTCGCTACGGATGATCAACATCTGATTTTCGTAGTCAATGTGAGGATTTACGTGGTACATCAGGATATCCTTGGCGACTTGGGGAAGCGACTGCATTTTGGGGATGATGTCGGCTGTGATGTGCGAGGGGACTTGCTTGACGACAAATTTCTTGTGCCATCCTTTCCTGCGGATGGCGCCGCCAGCTTTGAGGAAGTTAACGGCTGTGCCGAAGTCGAAGGGCATACAAAGATTTCCGCCTTTAGCTGCGTCTATTCTGTTGAGAAGTAACCCGTGATAATCATGCATAATCATATTCTGTGCAGCGAGCAGAGTCCTTGCAGTATATCCCAACTTCTCAAAATTGTCGCTTTCGATAAAGTCTCAGCATTTCTCGCCACGATCGCAGATTTCCTCGCACTCGTTCATCAGTCTGTCAAGGAATGTCTCTGAAAGTTTGTAGGCTGCTTCAAAAACGTCCTTAGGAGACCATGACTGATAGCCGCCCTCATATTCTACGAGGTAGCCAGCCTTGTCTGTTTCACACTCTGAAGGTCTGACACCTTCTTTCAGGAGCTTTCGCTCGTAGGCTTCGCCCATTGTCATGGGGCGTGCCTTTACGGTCTTAGTACCTGTGTACTGTTTTAATTGGTTGTTCATAATGATAATTTAGTTGGTGTTTTATAGATGCTATAGCGGGGATAGGCAGCTCCATGTGTTTGGGATGGGAGCTATCTCGAAGTCGTAGACGAAGACGTAGGGGTTGGAATCCCATGTGCCTTTGCCTGAGATGCTGTCGATGAGAACAGAATAGGCTTCACACGGGTCGGGATAAGGGTCGTAGAATTCTATTCCACGTTTTATAATGTCATAACAATACCATCTTCCGCTTCGTGTCCAAATCCCTTCTTTTAGACAATCCTCGTCACTGATATCTTGCAGACGTTCGACGCGGATGCGGGTGATGCGGATGTGATGTGGCATAAGGTCAGCACGGACGAACATCTTGTTGTTACATCCTTTCTCATATTTGATGCACTCCAAAGGCATTCCGTTTTTGCCACAAAGACGGTAGAATTCATCGTTCTTTATCAAATCTTCGTATTTCTGGGCGATGGCTATGGTTTCGCCGAGCTTGTACCGAGACCTGGTTGCGATTAAAGATTCCGAGGTTATACCTTGTATAAGAGGGTCTATATCGCGTTTAAAGGCGATTCTTCTCGTCTGCGTCTTTCGTCCTTCGAGGACGGCTTGGGTGAGGCCGTAGCGGTCGTTGAACATTATCTTTTTCATAAATTATTCGGTTTTATTTATCTCTATCTCCACTTTCACCTCGTTTGTCAGTTCTTCGTTCATGACAAAGTTGACATGATGGAAGAATATACGTCCGAGTTCATGGACAAGGTTGTCTTTTCTTCCTTCTTCTGCGGAGTGGGTGTTTTCTATTACCGTCACATACTCACCTGTCTCGACAACCATTCCGTTGTCAGCCTGTTTAATCGTTAATTCAATTTTCATTTCTTTCTTCTTGTTTGTCATAACCCTTTTCAACTACGACAAGAGCTGTCTTTACCATCGTCCCTGATTCCTTGAATGATTTGTCGGGCAGCTCTCTCATATACCCTCCGTATTGCCCTACGACATTACGTAATTCTTCATACAGGCCGTCGTTACGCCATAGGACAGCAGCCGAAGCTATAGCGACTACCTTGCGTCTTGCTATAGATATGGCTTTAAGTATATGACGCGCATCCTGCTTCTTACAGAACGGAGGATTCATAACTATTACGTCGTAAGGTTCTGACGGCTCGAATTCCATAAAATCATCACCAACGATACGGAATCCCGCCTTTTCAAGTACAGCCCGGTTCCTCGGATCGAGTTCTATACAGTCAGGCGAAGGCATGAAGCGTGCTATATCGCCCATTCCCGCCGACGGTTCAAGCGTACGTTCCCCGTCACGTATGTCAGCTATCTTCACGATTTCATGGGCGAGAGCTTTGGGAGTAGGGAAGAATTGAAATGCCTGACGGTCTGAAACGTACTCGCCGGTGTCAGCGATGGATGTAATGACGTCGCCTACATCCTCCTTGAACACAAACGCCTTCTTGGAGCTCGACCACTTGCCGCCGATTGCTTTCAATACCTTGCTTACACGTTCGTAAAGCTTACGATCCAACTGTCCGGGCAGACGCAGAAGACAGTCGTCAATTTCGGAAGTCTTCAACACTTCCACTACAGAATTGTCAATTTTCATGAATTTATGTTTTATTGAATTTTTAAAAGCCTTGAATACATGCCGCGATAATCCTCTATCATCTGGAGTGTCTCGCTGTCTTTAGGAAGATTTTCAAGCATGCCGGCGATCTCGCTTAGTTTCTCAGACAGCTTGCGCATATACGCTCGTTGCTCTTTTCGTTCCTGTTCTATTACAGAGATAATTCTGTCACGCGACAGGAAGTCTTCTTTCTTTCCCTTACAGGCGAGTATCATAGTGGCTATAGACGTAAGACGCGACACCAGCCACTCCTGAACAAGTAGTTCGGGCAGCGTGAACCGTATGGTCTTCAATACATCGACATCCACTTTACTCTGAAAGCCGAGCACCACCTCGTCCGTAGTATCAGGTATTGCGTCAAGCAATAGACGTGACACCACTGCCATAAGATATTGGCGAGACACGCCCGACTTGCGACGTAAGGCGCAAACATGCTTTGACAGTATCGCCGGACCGTCAGTATTTATCCCTATCTTGCCGAGCGTACCTACTACAGAGATTATTATGTCACCCTCTTCTGAGAAGACCGGATAATTAAGCTTCTCACTGCACCATCGTTTAGGAACGAACCGTCCTTGTATAAGGTCGGACGCGCCTACCACGATAGGCAGCCCTTCTCCACGGTCGTTGGTCTTCTTCTTGTCAACGTTCTTGCCCTGCAACACCTCACAGACGTCTGCAAGAGCCACAACATTATCAACGTTATTTTCCATAACTTTAGTTTTATTCAGAATTGTCTATTGTGCCTACAAGATGTTCGTTACCCTCGTAGGGGATGCATATTTCATAGTAGATTGTACCATCGTAATAGCATCTGTATACTAATATAATGTGTATTTTTTGTCCTATTTCAAGACAAAATGAAAGTGGAATTTTCTAATGACCGATTTGGGTTTATTATTTTACTTCTTGAATATACGATACGATAGTGCTGAAATAAGCCTCACATGACAATAGTTTGCCTTTCTTGTTGCGTTTATGATTGCGAAAGCGCATCTCGTATACTTCCGACAGCCACAGGTCGGTATTGCGCAGGGAGTCGGTGATTAGACTTAATGCTGCCTTGTTGTACACAGCATCTTTGCCTTTAGAAAGCTCAGGAAATTGCTTTTGCATTAACATTACCGCTTTGCGTGCACCTTGCAGATAGGCAGAGTACTCTTGCAGTCGGCGTAAGTCAATCTTAATATCCATGCTTGCCAACTTACGAAGCAGTTCATTCTTGCTTATATCGTCAATCATATATCAATCCTCCAAATCCATTAGTATATCTCGTAGCCAGCCCTCGACCATGATAGGGTTGTAAGATGTTTTTGCCATTACGACCACAATTCATCCATTATCTCGTTGATGGTTCTCTTGACACTGTCCTTGCAGCACAGCAGGTTAGGGGAAAGCCTTAATGTGGCTATGTCAAGCAAGCCACTCTCCGCATCCTCTAATGTGCAGACGACTGGAGTTTTTTTTCTCACACGTCGTTCTTCCAGATATTCCTCGATTTCCTCCGTAGACAGTTCGTCAAGCACTTCTTCCCATATCTCATCCGTGTCGATCCTTACTTCGACGTCTTTATATATTGTTGCCATCGTTTGCTCCTTTCTTTTATGTCCTTGTTGATTTTGATTTTTATTTGTTTAATCGCTAAGCCTATGCTGCATCATGAGTCGCCATGCGACCACGTTTCCGAAACAGGTAGACCGGAATCGTATACGCTTTCTGTGATAACTGAACTCGCACACCCATCTGCGTCTTGTCTGACCGACAAAACCGACGCCACGAACCAATCGTCCGCTTGTTCCGCGTCCGTTCTGTTCTCTGCCCTTGCCGAGATTGCGCTGTTCTTCAATGTAGATACATCCCTTTCTTATCATGTCTTTTCTTTATTGTTTTACCATTTCAGTATTCCCTTGAATGCCTTTTGTATTCCTGCACGTTTCACTTCATCAGACGGATGGCAGTACGTGTCCATTGTTATCTCAACCCCGGCATGGCCGAGGATGGAAGAAACAGTCTTTACGTCTACTTTTTTCTCGACCATTTGTGTAGCAAAGGTGTGTCTTAGGCAATGCACAATTTAAGCAAAAGCAACGGAAAGTGAATATGAGAGAAATGAACTGCAAGTGGTTGAGAATGAGCAATATTTCATAATTCTGCCAATTGGCTGCAAAGCAAAGCCGAGCA